CCTTACAGAATGTATTCTAGTACCCAATACTGTAGCAGCAATTATTGCGCACGATGCTGAATCTACAGCTAGAATATTTGAAATAACAAAGCTAATGTATGAGAAATTACCGGAAGAAATCAGACCTCTTAAGAAATACTCATCAAAAAGAGAAATCGTGTTCGAAGACATTGGTAGCAAAATTTTTATTGGTACAGCAGGATCAGTTGGATTCGGACGAGGAACCACAATCAACCTCTTGCACTGCAGCGAATATGCATTTTGGGAAAAACCAGAAGAATTACTTCCTTCACTTCTTGAAACAGTCCCTAAAGATAATGGCATCATCATCTATGAAACAACAGCAAATGGTTATAACCATTTTCATGATGATTATTTAATCTCGACTAAGACTTCTGATATGGACAGAAAACTTAATCAGATTGCTTATCCTCATTTTTATAGATGGTTCGACCATCCTGAATATTTCTTTCCACTTGAGTCCTCTGAAGAAGAATATATTACTCAGTCTCTTAATGATGAAGAAAAGAGCATGATAAAAGTCCATGGACTAAATCTTGGACAGATTTCTTGGAGAAGATCTAAACAGGCTTCTCTTAAAGAAAAATTCATGCAGGAATATCCAGAAGATGATATTTCATGCTTTATTGCATCAGGCAAGCCCTTCTTCGATAGACAAATTATCAAGTCTGTAGGAGTATGGCTAGAAGAAAATAAAGTTGATGAATGGAAAAAGAAGCAGATGGATGATAAAATCACCATCTTCAAAAAATATATTCCGGGTGAACAATATATTTTATGTGTTGATCCTGCAGAAGGAAATCCTCAATCTGATAATTCTTCTGCATATATTCTTCGTTTGAATAAAGAACCGATATTTATAGAACAATGTGCTGAAATCTCAGATACTTTATCTATGCCAAAGTTCTACAGATTAATATATCATCTTGGTGCACTTTATGGACATCCAAAACTAGCTATTGAAAGAAATAATCATGGTCATCTTTTGAATTATTGGGCGCAAAATGGATTTATGCAAGATCAAATAAAAATATTAGATCAATATCCAAGTATTTATACAGGCAAATACCAAAAACCAGGATTTGTCACATCTAGTACTACGAGACCACTCATATTAGACAATCTAGCAGAATTACTTAGAAATAATATGTTGGTAATATATTCAAGAATCTGGCTAGATCAAGCACTTTCATTTATCTATAACGATGCAGGGCGTCCTCAAGCGCAAACAGGCAAAAAAGACGACAGTATAGTAGCTACGGCCGTAGGATGTTTTATTTTAATTCATGAAAAATCAGCTAACTCGTTTTCTTTCTTGAATAAAGAACACTTTGGTATTGGTCAAAACGTTGAAATACCTCAGGCTTCTATTTATGATAAAAAACGTTTAATTTATGATGAAAGCAATAAACATCCATTGGATTATAATATCGTTTTGGGTGAAACTGCTACAGAAATTGATTGGAAATCCTTCTTAAAGGGAAATGGATAGGAGCAAATTAGATGCCAAGAAAGAAAACACCGACAGCTAAATCGAATTTATCATATACCTTTGCTGAATCGTCTGAGCAGCTAGCTGCGCAAGACCTCGAAAAGGCACAGAAAGTCGCTCTATCTGGAGGGAAAGTTCTAGATAAGCAAGATCCTCGCGACCAAGTTCCAGTAACTAAGTTCTATGATCCTTTATTCGTCTTAGACTATTTGCAATTCAAAACAAAGAATGCTAGCTGGGCTCTATCCTATCAGCTTCTCAGAAAGATTTCGTATAGAAATGGTGTTATTGCTTCAATCATCAATACACGAATAAATCAATGTGGTCTATTCGCCACACCATACATCATGCCGAATGATAGAATTGGATACACTATTCAGCCAAAGAATAAGAAATATCAGTATCTAATGAAACAAGCTGATCCAAATAAGAAAGTGCCTAATGTTACCGAAGAAGAAGTTCGCACAATCATGGAAATAGGAGAGTTCATTGATAGTTGTGGTACAATAGACACTAAGATGAAAGATCCTCAGAGAGATGACTTCGGTACTTTCTTGAGAAAAATAATTCGAGACAGCCTCACATTTGATCAACTGTGTTTTGAAATTGTAAAAGACCCTAAAACTGGAAAACCGTCTGCATTCTATGCAGTCGATTCGGGAACTATTAGACTCTCTGATCCGAAAACAAGAATCGAAAAGGGAATCTACTATGTACAGTTCATTGATGGGAACCTGTACACTGCATACGATTACGGTGAAATGGCTTTCGCCGTCAGAAATCCGACAACAGATATCAAAGCCAATGGCTACGGCATCTCTGAAATAGAAATGGCCTTGAACTATATTTCTTCTCAAATCTACGGTGAAGAGTATAATAAGAAGTTCTTTACGCAGGGCTCTACACCTAAAGGAATCATCAATATCAAGGGAGGCAATGTCCCAAGAGAAGAACTAGATGCCTTTAGACGAGCGTGGCATGCACAACTTACTGGTGTATCTAATGCGTGGAAGACTCCAATTTTATCATCTGAAAGCGGTGTCGATTGGATTAATCTTGGCCAAACCAATAGAGATATGGAATTTGGTAGATGGCTAGAATATCTTGTTAATGTCGTTTGTGGTGTTTATCAAATAGATCCTGTTGAAATCAACTTCCCCAATAAGGGAGGCGTTTCCGGTCAGTCCAGACCAATGAACGACTCGTCTGCTATTGAAAGAATCAAGTTCTCAAAGGATAAAGGATTAGTTCCTCTTCTCAGGTTTATTGAAAAGACAATCAATCGATATATTGTTTATCCATTAACCGATAATCAGTATGAGTTTGCTTTCCATGGATATACAGATCTTATAGAAGAACAGAAAATCAGATTAGAAAAACAAGAAGTAGAGTATCTTGTCACTGTAAATGAAGTCAGAGCACGCTATGGTCTCAAAGAACTTCCTTCGGGTGATATTATCCTCAATCCTGTATATGCTCAGGCTAAGATGACTGCAGATGCTACCGCTGCAGAACAGGGTCAGCAACCCGGAGAAGAGGGAGAACCACCTCCTGAAGATGAAGATGGTATTCCAGACAGTGAAGAAGAAGATACTGAAGATGCTGGAGAAGGTGAATTCGGCGGTAATTATAACGACTTATAATCTGCATGAGGTGAAAAATGAGCAACGATCATATTAAAGAGTTTTGGGAAAAGCAAGGGAAAAAATTTGGTGCCTCGTATGAAGCTTCTTGGGGCGACTACTACATGATAGAGCTCGAAATAGAGACTATCGGAAAATATATCAAACCCAATAAAACCGTATTAGATGTTGGGTGTGGAAATGGTTATTCAACACGTAGACAAGCAAAGAAAAATCCCACATGTACTTTTACGGGAGTTGATTATTGTAGTGTTTTAATCAGTGAAGCAATGAAAGCCGATATAGAGACTGCATATTCAGATTTTTGGGAAGCAGATGCTAAATCGCTTTTTTATAAAGATGAAACATTTGATGTAGTATATACAACAAGAACAATAATCAATCTTGCGACATGGGAAGAACAAAAACAAGCGATTAATGAATGCATAAGAGTGACAAAACCTGGCGGAACTGTGGTTTTATCAGAAGCATTTTGGGAGCCTCTACAGCTTCTTAATGCGATGAGAGCGCTGAGAAACTTGAATCCGCTCTTGATGCATGATTTCAACAGATATTTAATTTTATCGCAGGTTCAAGATTATCTACAAGATAGAGTTAGCTCGTTTACAATCGATGACTTTTCATCGGTCTATTACTTGGGAACTAGATTTTTACGTGAACAGATAATTGCGCCATGGACTGATGATTTTAAGAACCCTCTTAATACGGCTTTCTATGAATTAGAAAAGCAATTTTCGGGAGGCGGTATTGGAATTCAACAAGCCGTAGTGATAACCAAATGATTTACAGTATGACGATGTACTATGATGAACCCGATATCATAGATTTAAAAATAAAAGAAGAGACGTCTTATATCGACAAAATTATCATACAAGAATCTATTTGGTCACATACAGGTAATTTAAAACCTCTTCGTTTTGATACTAAAAAATACGAAGATAATAAAAAAGTACTTCATCTTGTCATAAAAAATGCTGACATATATAATAATTGTGACATAGAGAAAGATAGATTCTGTCGAGCTAATGCAGAACGTCGCCACCCTGTCAGCCAGTTTCAAATAGAAGATGATGATATTCTTATTGTTACTGACAGCGATGAGATTGTAAATGGTGAAGAGATTCCGAGGATTGTAAGAGAAACAAAAACTCGTGGATTTGTAAGATTAGGGATGAGAGCGTTCTATTATTATATCAATGTAATGCAAGCTCATGAGTGGTCTTATCCCTATGCTGTAAACGGAAAAATAGCCAAAAAGTTCGGTCTTGATTGGCTAAGACTAAATATGACAGGAACAATCCTAAAAAATTGTGGAAATCATTTTGGGTGGCTTGGTAGCCCAGATGTTATAAAGAATAAGATTCAAAACATGGCGCATACTGAATTTAATACAAAAGAAATTGTAGAAGGAACTGAAAAAAGAATAGCAGCATTAGAAGATGTTGTTGGTAGAACCGATCAAGGGCCGCTGACAATTATTCCCATCGACCATTTATATCCAAGAACAATATTGAACAATTATGCAGAATGGAGAAAGTATATAAAATGATAAATTATAGCATTCCTGGATGGATGTCAACAAACGAGCTTTTATGGCTGCATGAAACATCGAAACAAATGAAATCTGTTTTAGAGATAGGAAGCTTTAAAGGCCGAAGTACATATGCACTATGCACAGGATGTCCAGGAATAGTATTTGCTGTCGATAAATTCGAGGGTGATCCAACAGTTTTTGGTGGTGTTAATTTCTATCAAGATTTTTATAATAATGTGGGCCATTTTACGAATCTAGTAATATTTAGAGATGATAGCATTTATGCATCTCAATTTTTTAGACCAAGATCAATAGACATGATTTTTATAGATGGTGATCACACTAAAGAGGGAGTAATAAGAGACATTTTAGCATGGGAACCGATCTGCAACAAACTACTATGCGGACACGATTTACGTCCGTGGCAGGGTCATGAATGGACAAAAGGTGAAAGCGAAGTCAAAACAGCACTAGATGAATTAAAGATTGATTATAAAAATATTATAGACTCTATTTGGACCTGTCTCTTATACACATCTGACGCTGCCGACGATCTACTCT